GCCTCACCACTCCTCCATCCATGACCCCATCCGCCGCACCAAGATCGTCGCCACCCTGGGCCCGGCCAGCGACCGCGAGGGCGTGCTGGAGGCCATGATCGCGGCCGGCGTCGACGTGGTTGAGGGGGGACACAAGGTATGGGAATGAGTGGGTCTTTGTGGGTTGTGGCGCGCTGTGGTGAGCTGAGAGGCGCAGTGGCGCGGGTTTGCGGGGTGCGCGCCTGGCGCTGAGCGTAGCGTGGGATGAGTTGCGACACTTGGCCTGTTTCGGTGCGACGGGGCGTTTTGGGCGAGATAGTGTAAGACATGTCCGGCAGTGTGTATGGGGCGTTTCAGAACCGTTCAAAGCGCAGCGGGCGTAAAGGGCCACTACCAGCCGCTTGAGGCGTTGCACCTGGTCGCGCAAGGCGAGCAGCTCGCGGCGGGTCTCGCGGTCGGTGGCGCGGCGGCCGTGGCTGCCGTCATCGCTCCCCGGCTTGTCCTCTTCGCGGCGCCCTTGGTTGACGTTGCCGCCGATCACCACGGTGCCCTGGTTGTTTACGATGTCGCCGACGCTGATGTGCGTCGTGCCACGCCCTTCTTTGGCGTCATGGCGGCTGCTATCGTCCTCTACCGCCTCACTGATGTCCTTCAGCAAATCCTCAAGCACCACCCTTCCTCCTGCGTACCTATCTAAATGCGGCCAGCTCTATAACGTTGTTCAGGCTGGCTTCGTCCATTGGTTTTTCTTGCCGGATATAGAATTCGTAGACCAGGCGCACGATGCGCCCGCGCGCCTTGGCGGAGAGGTCCGGGCGCTTCTGATCCAGCAGCGCCAGGACCTTCACCGCTACCTCCTCCAACTTGTCCATGTCGGCCGCTGGGGCTGCTGCCTGCTGATACTGCCCCCCAACATCCTCCACGCCTCCCCCCTCCAGCCCCGAAGACTCGCCGGTCAGCAGCCAGCTGGCCGAAACACCTAGGGCTCTGGAGAGCACGACAAGCTTGTCCGCGCCTGGGGCCGACTGAGCGCTCAAATATTTTCTTATCAGACTCTGAGCAATGCCCGTTTCTTTCTCCAGGGCATAGGCTGTCTTGCCGTCCATCGCCTCCTTTAGGCGGGCGCTGAAAGCGTCAATGTTCCACGGTTCAACATTGACGCGAGCCGCTTGCGAACCCTGACGCGTCATAGTTCCCTCCAAGTCACTGATGTGGCTAAAAAAAGCCCTAAAAGCTCCATGTGTTCGCAATTCTTCGAACATTGACGCGCTCTATGGGGTTGTATGCGATCAAATTAAGCACTATTATTTCGGACATGACGGAACACACATGCACCAAGAGAGCGTTACCACATGGCCAAACGAAGAAGCCCCAAAAAAGCCGACCCCCAAGACTGGCACCGCGCGGACATCGTTGCGGAACTCCGTAAGGCCGGCTGGAGCCTGCGCCGCTTGGCGACGCATCACGGCTACGCCTCGCCCACCACGCTGACCACAGCCCTGGCCCGGCGTTGGCCCAAGGGTGAGCGGATCATCGCGGCGGCGATCGGCATCGACCCTGCCGAGATCTGGCCAAGCCGTTACCAGGGAAAGGATACCACCGGTGCCCGCAAAGGGCAGCGAGGGGTGGAGAGGAAGGCTGCATGAGGTTTGCTCCGTTGCCGTTTCTCTCAAAGCGTAACGGCTCGTTACCGAGCCTGCGCACTACCGAGCGCGACAACGTTTGCAGCCACCGGCAAGCAGGGGGACCCCAATGACACGCAAACGCTGGAGACCGGCGCAGCCGCAGACCATGCAGCACGCGATCCGGCTGTGCCTGGACTACGCGCTGCACAAGCACAACCGCAGCGTGCCAAGGGTGGCCGACCTGATCGGCACCACGGAGTGGACGATCTACGGCTGGATGAAGGAGGGCTCGATTCCGAGCAAGCGCATCCGCCCCTTCGAGTTCGCGTGCGACGCCACCTTCGTGACGCAGTACATCGCCACCAGCGCCCAGAAGCTGGTGATCGACATCCCGCGCGGCGCGGACGCCGACCAGGATGCGCTGCTCGACCTGCAAAACCAGCTGAACGAGGCGGTGTCGTTGCTGACCCGGTTCTACCGCGGCGGCACGGAGGCGGAGGAGGTGCTGCAGGGCGTCACCCTGGCGATGCGGCAGCTGGCCGGGCACCGGGAGAACGTGATCAAGAGCGAGGCGCCGGAGCTGGCGCTGTTTGAAGGAGGTGAAGGATGAGCGCATCTACTCGCAGGGGATCGGCGACTCGCCATCCCATGGCCACTCAGGAAAGTCGCACTCCGCATCCATCGCCGTTTGGAACGCAGCGCCAGCCCGAGCAGCCGCATCCCGATATGAGCCGCCCGGCGTCAGATCGTGCTGCGACACCGCCAGCATCATCGCATGAGCCCGCACGCAGTGAAGGTATGCCGCATGGGTCAGTGCCGGGAAATTTCTTCGCCAGCGCACAGCCTTCCGACGTGCAGCGGGCGTTGCGCGAACAAAGGCTCTTACGTCGTCGCCAGCTTCTTCCTGCCAGTCGCGCCAGCTCTGGAGCGAGGACCGCGAAAACACTTCGCGCAAGAATTGAATCTCGTCTTCGGTCAGTGATTCGGCTAGCTCCTCTGCCAGTGCTGCGGCTTGTTCGGCGTATCTCTCCACGGCTCTGCTCCGATTTTTCCTTGTTGATGAGAACCCATGCTACCAGGGGGCGCCGGCCATGAGCGCGCGCGAGGAGCAGTGGTTCTCGGCCAAGGCGCTGGCCGGCCTGCCGGGGATGCCTGGCACGCACAGCGCCGTGGTGCGGCGCGCCAAGCGCGATGGCTGGGCGTGCCGCACGCGCAGCGGCAAGGGTGGCGGGCGCGAGTACGCCTTTAGCAGCCTGCCGATCGCGACCCAGGCCGCGCTGCTCAAGCATGCCGAGCCGGCCCCCGCAGCCCCGCGTCCCGCGAAGGGCGAGGCCGCTGCGACCGGCGAGTATGATCCCGAGGCGCTGTGGGCTTGGGCGGTTACGCGCCCGGCCAGCCTGCAGAAGGAAGGCGAACGCCGCACCGAGCTACTCGACAAGGTGATGGTGCTGGTCAACGGCGGCCAGCCGTTCCGCACCGCTGCCCAGGCGATCGCCGAGCAGCATGACGACGCCACCGCCGGCTCGCTGAAGAACTGGTACTACGGCATCAATGGTCAGGTAGGCGCGCGGCACTTCGCCCGCCACGACTGGCCCGCCGCACTGATCCCGCGCTACACCGGCCGCACCGAAAAGGCACCCTGCAGCCCCGAGGCGTGGGACGCGTTCAAGGCCGATTACCTGCGCCTTGAGTCGCCCAGCGCTAATGCCTGCTACCGCCGCCTGCAGCAGCTGGCCAAGGCCAACGCCTGGACGATCCCTTCGGTCAAGGCGTTGCTGCGCCGGCTGCGCGAAGAACTGGGCGAGGTGGCGATTTGTCTGGCACGGGAAGGCACCGAGGCGGCGATGCGCCGCTACCCGGCACAGCAGCGCGACCGCAGCGTATTCCACGCCCTGGAGGCGGTGAATGCCGACGGCCACAAGTTCGACGTGTTCGTGAGCTTCCCCGACAACCCCAAGACCAGAGCCATGCTCACCGTGTGGCAGGACCTCTACAGCGGCAAGATCCTGAGCTGGCGGGTCAGCCAGACCGAAAGCAGCGACAGCTACCGCCTGAGCTTTTCAGACCTCCTGCGCGAGTACGGCATTCCGAAGCACATCTACGTCGACAACGGGCGCGGCATCGCCAGCAAGATGCTGACCGGCGGCGTGGCCAACCGCTACCGCTACAAGGTCACCGCCGACGACCCGGTCGGCCTGTTCACCCAGCTGGTGGGTAGCGACGGCATTCACTGGGCGACGCCGTACCACGGCCAATCAAAGCCCATTGAACGGGCGTTTAGGGACATGTGCGACGACATCGCCAAGCACCCTGACTTCGCCGGGGCCTACACCGGCAACACCCCGATGAACAAGCCCGAGAACTACGGCAGCAAGGCGGTGCCGCTGGAGAGATTCCTGACCATCGTCGAGCGCGGCATCAGGGAGCACAACGCACGCGTCGGTCGCCGGGCGTTGATCTGCGCCGGGCGCAGCTTCGACGAGGTCTTTGAGGAAAGCTACCAAGCCAACGCTCACCGCATCCCCAAGCCGACGCGCGGCCAGCTGCGCAAGTGGCTGCTGACCCTGGAGCGCGCCACCGCCGACAAGACGACCGGCGCCATTCATGTGCTGGGCAACCGCTACTGGAGCGAGCCGCTGTCGCGCCTGGCCGGCCTGCCGGCCGATCGCCGTCGCGTAATGATCGGCTTCGACCCGGACAACCTGCATGCCGGCGTGCATGTGGAGACCCTGGACGGTCGCGAAATCTGCTTTGCCCCCTGCCTGCAGGCCACCGGGTTCAACGATACCCAGGCTGCCCGCGACCACGCGCGCAACAAGTCCGCCTACAAGCGAGCCACCAAAGAGCAGTTGGAAGCGCAGCGCCGCATGGATACCGCTCGCCTGGGGCAGCTGCTCGAGGAGGCTGATGACAGCACGGAGCCGCCCACACCGAGCGAGCAGAGGGTAACGCACGGCGTATTCCAGCCGGTGCGCAAGGTAGTGGGATCGGACATTCAGGAACAGGAAGACGAGCAAGAGGAGGTGAGCCCGGAGGAGCGCTATCGCTTCGCTGAAACGGTGGAAATGCTGAGCCGCATTAAGCGCCGGGACCGCCTTTAAAAGTATCAGGCGGGGTGAGCGCCCCGCCTGACAAGCCGCAGCCAGAGGCTGCAAACCAAAGCACCAGGAGTATAGCAATGAGCAACGACAAGATCATCACCATGCGCGGAAACGGCAAGAACGACGAGGCGCTGATTGCCACCATTCGCCAGGAAATGGAGGAGACCGGACTGTCGCAGACGCGGCTCGCCCAGCAGATCGGCAAGTCCCCGACTGCGCTTTCCCAATTCTTCAGCGGCACTTACCCCAGCGCCAAGGGACGCGAGGAGATCGCCACCCTGCTGTCGCAGTGGCTGGAGAGCCAGAAAGCGAAGCGCCGCAGCCTGAGCGAGATCCCCGACGTGCCGGGATACACCGAGACGCCCAGCAGCAAGCGCATTCATGCCGCCCTGGCGTATGCCCAGATGTTCAGCGACAGCGCAGTGATCTACGGCCAGCCCGGTGTCGGCAAGACATGCACCGCCCAGGAGTATCAGCGCAGCTCGCCCAACGTATGGATTGCCACCATGTCGCCCGCAACGGCCACGGTGGCGGCCGCCCTGGAGGAGGTGTGCGACGCCGTGGGCCTGCGCGACACGCTCTATGGCGCCGCCAAGATGAAGCGCGCCGTTGCCCGCCGTATTCGTGGCACCCAGGGGCTGCTGATCATCGACGAGGCACAGCACCTGAGTCTCAAGGCCCTGGAGGAGCTGCGCACCCTGCAGGAGGCGGCCGGCGTCGGGCTGGCCTACATGGGCAGCGAGAAGGTGCAGGTGCGCATCACCGGCGGCAGCCGCAGCGAGGAAACCGCCCAGCTGCACAGTCGCCAGGGCAAATGGGCCGGCAGCCTGAAGACGACCGTCAAGGATATCGCCGCCCTGGTCGCCGCCTGGGGCATCAGCGACGCCCGTGTGCTGGATGCCGCCAAGGAGATCGGCTCGAAACCCGGTGGGTTGCGCGGCCTGACCAAGGCGTTGCGCCTGGCCTGCATGTTCGCTGCCGGCGACGGCGGCGTCATGCAGCGTGAGCACCTGGTGCAGGCCTGGCGCGACCTGCAGGGAGGTGAAGCGTGAACGACGTCGTAATCCCCGGCCCTCACCACCCGGACCTGTTCGACGGTGAGACGCCCATCACCTGCCGCGTGGAAGACCTGCTGGCCTATCGCCTGGAGATCGTGCCGGCCGGCATGGGCCACGTGGGTGGCGCCGTGCTGGAACTGGCGGCGATCAACGCCCGGCAGGCGCACCAGCTGGCAGCCGCGGATTACGCCAAGGCCACCGGCATGAGCCCCGACAACCTAGACCTGGTCGGCATCGAGCTGCTCGATCGCCCGGCTACCTCAGCAGAGAAGCGGGCCTTCCTGGCCCGACAGGAGAAGGTGTGATGCGTACCTACAACAATCCACAAGTCGACCACTACGCCGATCGGTTCGTGCTGCTGGGGTTGAAGCGGCTGGGCTACAACCTGCTGGCCTACTTCGCCAATCCCAAGCGCTGCGAGATGCACGATCGCTACGACCGCCTGCGCCTCAGCCAGCACGGCATGAGCTTCGACCAGTTCCTGACCGATCCCGAGCGTGGCGAGGAGCTCGCCCAGCGCGACGAACCGCCGCTGCCCGCCCAGCAGGCCGCGATCCTGCGGCTGTGGGCTCAGCAAGATACCGGCCTCGCTACCAAGCCCCGCCAGGCCGAACCGCTCCCCGAGGGCTGGCAAGACTGGCGCGAGCTGGTCGCCCAGTGGCGCGCCGAGGCCGAGCAGGCAGAGGCCGCCGTCGCTCACCTGCCCCAGCGCAACGGCACTTTCGTCGAGCCGCTGCACCATCACCGCCACCCGCGTCGCGGCGGCGCCGACTTCACCAAGCGAGGTGCCTGATGGAAACCGTAAACCCCGCCCTGCGCCTGATCGACGCCGCCGAGATCGGCGAGGCCAGCGTCAGCCAGATGCTGCGCGACCTGGGTGCCGAGCGCCGCGAGCAGATCGCCGTCGCCATCGTCAGCAGCCACCAGTTCCAGCCCCGTGCCGCCTTCGTCTGCCTGCACGGGCCCCACACGCAGCGCTACCTCGATGCCATCGAGCAGGTTCGCCGCGACATCACACTCGACCAGCGATACGGAGTTGCCCAATGAACGCCCCCCAGCAGATCCCCGCCGGCTTCCGCCAGGACGCCAAGGGCCGCCTGGTCCCCGAGGACCAGATCAAGGAGATCGACCAGGTGCGCGACGAGCTGGTGCTCGCCATCGTCGACCGCGCCACCGAGCTGCGCGACCAGCTGCGCGACTTCAAGGCCGACACCTTCAGCGAGATCGAAGCGTTCGTCGAGACCTCCGCCCAGGAGTACGACGTCCAGATCGGTGGCAAGAAGGGCAACGTCCAGCTCGTCAGCTTCGATGGACGCTACAAGGTGGTGCGCGCCATCCAGGAGCACATCACCTTCGACGAGAGGTTGCAGGCGGCGAAGGGCTTGATCGACGAGTGCCTGCGCGAGTGGACCGCTGACGCCCGGCCGGAGGTGGCCACCATCGTCCAGGATGCCTTCCGGGTGGACGCCGCCGGCAACATCCGCACCGGCCAGGTGCTCGGCCTGCGTCGCCTCAACATTCAGGACAAGCGCTGGCTCAAGGCGATGGATGCCATCAGCGATGCCGTCCAGGTGACCGGCAGCAAGAGCTACGTGCGCATCTACGAGCGCGACGACAACGGCCACTACCGGCCTATCAGCCTCGACATCGCGGGGGTGTGAGATGCCCAGCAAGTGCGACTACTACTACCGGCTCCAGGAGCGCGGCATCACCGCTGCCGAGGCCAAACGTTGGCTCAAGGCCAACCCTCCGCGCAAGGGATGGAAGCACTCGGCGTGGCGTTGGGCGTTCGAACAGATGGAGGTGGCCTGAGATGAACGCTACCGAGATCCGCATCCGCCGCGCTAGCGGCGACGGCTATGCCGCCAGCGGTGGCGGCCAGCGCGCCACCTGCAGCTGGAGCCCGATGGAAGCCGCCCGCCGCTGTGCCGACAAGCTCGCCGGCGAGAACAAGCATCGCCTGGAGCGGCTGGAGCCCCAACCCGACGACAGCGAAAAGGGTGTGCTCTATCGCTTCAAGGTGATCCCTCTCTAACGCGAAACGCCCGCCTTCGGGTGGGCGTCGTCCGGCGGTGGTGCGCCGGACCTGATGAGCAGCCAACCAGGAGCGAATCATGGACCGCAAGATCCTCGACAAGATCAAGAAATGCCTGGCGTTGGCAAAGTCCAGCAACGCCCACGAGGCTGCCGCAGCGATGCGCCAGGCTCAGAAGCTTATGGAGCGTCATGGTGTCACCAGCGAGGTGCTGGCTATCAGCGACGTGGAGAGCCGCAAGGCCCGCGCCGGTGCAGGCAAGACGCCACCGACCCACATCGTCAGGCTCGCCAATATGTGCGCCCAGGCGTTCGGTGCCGAGCTGGTCTATTCCGCCACGCCGCGTGGCGAACGCTGGGTGGGTGCCGTCGAATTCTACGGCCTCAATGGCGCCGCCGAGGTGGCCGGGTATGCCCACGAGGTGCTGGGTCGCCAGCTAAACCGTGACCGCAACGCCTTCCTGGCAACGCTGAACAAGCGGCTGAAGCGTGCGACCAAAGTGAGGCGTGGCGATCTCTATGCCCAGGCATGGGTCGATGCTGTCAGTCGCCAGGTAAGTCGGCACCAGCGTAGCGAGGCAGAGGATAAGGCGCTTGACGCCTACAAGGCTCAGCGTTGGCAGACCCCGCTGGAGAGGCGCCAACCGCGCGACAACACCAAGGGCATGCGCAGCCATGATGCCAACGCCCTCTACCAGGGGCGCGAAGATGGCCGCAAGGTCAGCTTCCACCAGGGCGTGACTGGCTCGCGCCAGGCAGCGATCGGTGAGGTGGTGTCATGAACAAGTGGCAGCAGCTCGAGGAGCAACTCAAGGGCGTGTTCGGATGCGCGACGATCCTGGCCGACGGCCACGAGGTGACGCTCCAGAAGCGGCTCGACGGCGAAAAGCTGGTGATCCAGGTCGGCGTCGATGGCTGGATCAAGGGTGAGTGGTGGAAGGTTGACGACCAAGGGCAGCCGGTCCACTCCGAGGGGCGCTTTTGGCGGCCCCTGCGTTCTCGCGCCTGGCCGCTCAAGCAATACAAGTCGCTGCGAAAGGCGTTCGGCAAGAAAGAAGCCGACCGTATGACCGCGCTGCGCACCGTGGCGGTAAGCCCCTACTGGAATAGCCCGCGCTCGCTGATCAGCCACCTGCGCAAACACTTCCCCGACCTGGAGATCCAGGCCGACGAGGTGGCGTCATGATCTGGCTGCTCTGGTACCTGGCCATCAGCGCCATCGGCACCGTGCTGGTCGTCGCGTTCTTCATGGGTGCCGGAGGGCCGCGCCGATGATCAGTAAAGGCAAACTCGCCCAGATCCACATCGCCAAGCAGCAGCTCGGCCTGGATGACGAGGCGTACCGCGCGCTGCTGGCCCGCGCCGCCGGCGTGAGCAGCTCCAAGCAACTCGACGATCGGGGCGTGACCCTGGTGTTGAACGAGTTCAAGCGCCTGGGCTGGGTGCCCAAGGCCCCGAAGCGCGCGGGCCGCAAACCCAACACCTTCAACAAGCATGAGGCGCTGGCAAAGATCGAGGCCCAACTGGCCGACATGGGGCTGGCCTGGGCGTATGCCGAAGCCATCGCCAAGCGGCAGACCGGCATCGAGCGCCTCGACTGGCTGCGCACCGAAAAGCAGTTCAAGGGGGTGATCGCCGCGCTGCACATCGAGCAGGAGAAGCGTGGCTACCTGGAGTACATCGACCGCTGCCTGGTGGCCATGGGTGAAACCCGCGAGAGCATCGCCAAGCGCTACCGCGTGCCGCCGAAATGGGAGCGCAACCTGCCGGTGCTCAAGGCGCTGGCCGAGGCGTTGCCCGAGCCGCCCAGGCACACCGATTAACCACCCTGTAAACGCCGGAGAAACGATGGATATTCGCTGCCCCTGCTGCCACGCCACCTTTGCCCTGGAGCACGTCACCGAGGACGAGTCGCTGCGCGAGTTCATGGCGATCCTGGCCGACCTGCCGCGTGACGTGTCGCGCCCCCTGGTCGCCTATGTGGGCCTGTTTCGCGGCAAGACCAGGGCGATGGCCTACGAGCGCCAGTTGCGCGTCGCCCGCGAGGCGTTGGCCCTGGCCACCGACACTAGCCTGGTGGGCGCTGCGCTGTCCGACACCGTCGAGGCGATCCGCGCCAAGCGCGACACCGGCGAGGACACGCGCCCGCTGCGCAATCACAACTACCTCAAGCGCGTGGTCGAGTCGCTGGGCGCCCGAGCTGCTGCCGGCCAGGCCGTGGCGCTGCCGGAGAGTGAGGCCCCGCGCAAGGCGCCCAAGGGCGTCATGGCTGCGCTGCAGGCGATGGACCGGGGGCGCCAGTCATGACCCAGCCGGCGCAGTGGTTCCGCGACGAGATCTTCAACGGCCTGGCACGGCTGCTGGTGCTGCGCCTGCCCAGCGCGCCCTGGGAGGAGGAGGCCGAGTACACCCAGCAGACCTGGATCGAAGTGCTCTGGGCGGCACCGATCGGCTGGGACCAGGAGCGCGACACCCAGCGCATCCGGGCCGCCTTCAACCGCCTGGCCGCGCGGGCCGATCGCTGGCCGGCCCCGCGCCAGATGCTGGAGCTGCTGCCCGAACGGCCGCAGCAGCGGCGCCTGCCCAAGCCGCCGATGAGCCAGGCCAAGCGCGAGGAGAACCGCGCCCGGCTGCAAGAGATGATGGCCGAGCTGGGCATCCAGTCGACACGAGGAGACCGCAATGCTTGACGTGCGCGAGATCGAGGAGCTGCCCGAGTCGCTGGCTGAGGTCGCCGAGGCGATCGGCCTGTCGGCCACCCTGGCCCTGGTGGAGCACGCCGGCGGCGTGCGCATCTACGTGCCGGAGCGCCTGGGCGACGATCACCGCCTGGTCGAGTGGCTGGGCCGCGATGCCGCTGCCCGGCTCTCCGAGGCCTACGCCATGGAGGAGCTGGTGGTGCCGCGCTGCGCGGATCTGCTGCGCCGCGTGCGCAACCGCTGCATCCGCCACGAGCGCGCCCAGGGCGCACGCCCCGCCGAGCTGGCCCTGCGCTATCGCCTGACCGAGCGCCAGGTGTTCACCATCCTCTCGCGCGAAGACGAAACGCCGTCCGACCAGTTCTCCCTGCTGTAGGCGACCGACACGCGGCTATTGCCGCCGGTCGCCTGCCGCGCTAGGCTCTATCCACCCCGCCAGACCCCTTCCGCTGAAGCCCTTCAACTAACTCGCTCCCTCTCCTGGGGATACCGTCAAGGCTCATTCGCCGCGTTGCGTTTCGCCTTATGGTCCCGACCGGAGACGGTACGATGTTTGAAACCCTGTATGACAAGTTCCGCGCCTTTCCCTGGTTGCTGCTGGCCCTGATCGCCACCGCCGTGGTGGCCTGGCTCGCCCCCTATCAAATCGGCGTGCTGGTGTGGTCGCTGTCCAAGCTGTGTCTGGGGGCCTACCTGGGCTACTGGATCGACCGCACCATCTTCCACTACGCCCGCCCCGGCGACCTATTCCACATGGCCAACCGGCTCGCATCGCGCGACCTCAACAACGGCGCCCGCCACATGCGCCACCAGGCCAGCCTGGCCGCCTTGCGTCGCGTGGGTGTCATCGCCGCCGCGATCCTGGCGCTGGGCCTGGGGGTGTAACGTGGCCGCCGATACCGCCCGCCAGCTGCTCGAGGAGGGCGACCGCCTGGTCGCCCAGATCCACGCGCTCGACGGCAAGCCCGATGCCGGCATGGAGCTGGCCTGCCTGTACCTGCGCCTGGAGGATGTCGTGGAGCGCGCCAAGGTGGCGCTTGGGGAGGAGCGGTCATGAAACCCCGCACGCGCCGCGACATCCGCGATTGTTTCGAGGCCTTGGTGTTCGGTCACCTGCTGATCGCAGGTGGCTTCTACCTGTTGCTGGCCTCGCTCAAGACACGTACCGGCAAGCTGCTGCTGCTCATGTGGCTACTGTCCGCCGGGCTGCTGGTGAGCTGCGTGGCCAACGCCCAGGGCATCCCGACCAACGCCGCCCAGTACCAGCGCGAGCTGACCCGCATCGTACAGCAGGAATGGGGGCTGCCGGCGCCGGTGGCGCTGCATGCCGGTCAGATCCACCAGGAGAGCGCCTGGCGCAGCGATGCCAGGAGCCCGGTGGGGGCTGAAGGGCTGTCGCAGTTCATGCCGGGTACCAGCCGGTGGATGGCCGAGATATACCCCGACCTGGGGCGAGCCGCCCCGTATTCCCCCACATGGGCCATGCGCGCCCAGGCGCGCTACAACAAGTGGCACTGGCACCGCCTGTCGAGCGCTGCTGACGACTGTCAGCGCTGGGCCTTTGCCATGAGCGCCTACAACGGCGGGCTGGGCTGGGTGCAGCGCGACCAGCGACTCGCGCGCAACGCCGGTGATGACCCCGCTGTGTGGTTTGGCAGTGTCGAGCGCTACACAAACCGCGCCGGCTGGGCCGAGCGTGAGAACCGCCACTACGTGCGCCGCATCCTGCTGGAGCTGACACCCCGCTATCAGCGCGCCGGCTGGCAGGGGCAAGCGCCATGTTCATGAAGCTGTTCCGGCTGGTGCCGGGTCGCGTGTGGCTGCTCGCCCTGGGGTTGGGGGTGATGGTCGGTGGCTGGCTGTGGCACCAGGCCGAGACCGCCCGGCTGGAGCTGGCCGTGACCGAGGCGCAGTTCGAGGCCGAGTCGCTTCGCCGTGGGCGCGACGCCTGGCAGGAGCGCGCCAACCGCTACCGCGACGACCTGGTCGTTGCCATCGCCGAGCAGGCCCATGCCGAGCGTGCTGTGCGCGAACTGCAGGCCGAGCTGGCCGATCGCGGCGCCCGGTACCGGAAGCTGCAGGCGCGCATCCGGCAGGCGCCCGAAGCCGACGACGGCCCGGTGGCCCCGGTGCTGCGCGATGCCCTGGAGGCGTTGCCGTGAGGGTCTGGCCGCTGGCCCTGATGCTGCTGCTGGGGGCGTGTGCCGCCACGCCGCAGCCGGCCCCGCTGCCCGATCCCTTGCCCGCCCTGGTGCTGTGCGCACTGCCGGCGGGCATGAGCGAGACCAAGGAGCCCCCGGCCAAGCCCGGCGGCGATTATGCGCAGCGCGAGGTGGCGGCCTACGTCACGGCGCTGCATGAATGGGGCGCGGCCGGCTGGACGCGAGTCACCAGGGCGCGCCAATGGAGCCAGAACTGTGTGGACAGAGCAGCAGTACGAGACGGCGGCGGCGCTGACTGAACGCGAACGCGACACCGCCCTGGAGCAACATCGATCGCAGATGGCCAGCGAGACGCCATCGCCAGATGGGTTGTGCGAGGACTGCGCAGAACAGATCCCGCCGGCCCGACTGGCAGCCTGGCCCACGGCGCGGCGCTGCGTTCCGTGCCAGACGGCCTACGACAAACATGCAACACGGTACGCGAGGGGATGATGGAACAAATCGACTGGACGGCGGCGCGTTTTCTCTTCGACGTGCTCACGACCATTTTCATGATCGGCGTGGCGATCTACGTCTGGTGGACCAATCGCACCCGCGCGACCAGCACCGCGTTACTCGAGGTGCATAACCGGCTCGATGACGTCGATCGACACGTCAGCCGGATTGATCAGACGCTGGAAAACCGCCCCGGTTACTCCGAGATCGAAGTGTTGCGCACCGAGCTGTCCGAGATGAACCGCGGCATGGCGCAGATCAATGCGCAGATGCAGAGCACCACGGCACTGCTGAACCGCCTGCATGAATACTTGCTCGCCCAGAAGGGGAACAACCGATGAGCACCAACTACCAGGACTTCGAGACCGAGGGCCGCCGCCTGGGCATCCTGCGCATTCTCGCGCGGCGTGCCGAATACACCACCAACGAATACTCGCTGGGCGACGAGCTCAAGGGCGCCTACGCCCACATCGTGAGCCGCGATCGCTTGCATGGGGATCTGGCCTGGCTCGAGGAGCAGGGGCTGGTGATTACCCAGCAGCCGCGTGCCGGCTGGATCGTCACGCTCACCGCGCGCGGGGGCGATGTGGCCAGCGGTACCGCCCAGGTGCCCGGTGTGGCGCGTCCGCGCCCGGGGGTCTGAGATGGCCAAGCGATCCAAGGTCTACGACTTGCCGCCCGAACTGCGCGACGAGTTGAACGAGCGCCTGGTGTCGACCGGATTCCAGGGCTATGCAGGGCTGGCGGATTGGTTGGCCGAGCATGGCTTCAAGGTGTCGCGCTCAAGCGTGCAGCGCTACGGCCAGGATCTGCAGGAAGAGTTCGACGAGGCCATGGGCGACGTCCGCAAGACGACTGAACTGGCACGCGCCATGGCGTCGGAGGATAAGGACGAGGACGGCTCGCTGATCGATGCCACGGCGCGCATTGTCCAGGACCAGCTACTGCGCATTTCGATTGCCATGCGTAAGGCAGAGCATGAGCCAGAGACCGCCGCCAAGCACTTGTCCAGCGTGACGCGAGCATTGGCTGACATTGGGCGCGTCTCCCTGGGGCAGAAGAAATGGGCGAGGGAGTTGCGTCAGGAAGTGGCGCAGCAAGCGGCGGATGCCGCCGAGCAGAGCCTGGCCGGCCAAGGCATGAGCCGCGAGGCCATTGACAGCATCAAGCGCGACATCCTGGGGATTGCCTAATGAGTGCGCCGCTGCCTGAATCCGTCCTGCTGCCGTACCAGAAGGCGTGGATCGCCGACGAGTCCGATCTCAAGATCGCCGAGAAGAGCCGCCGCACCGGCCTCACCTGGGGCGAAGCGGCCGACGCCGTCTTGACCGCCAGCGCCGCGCGCGCCGCCGGTGGGGGCAACCACTTCTATGTGGGCTCCAACAAGGAGATGGCGATCGAGTTCATCGACGCCTGCGCCATGTGGGCCAAGGCGTTCGACAAGGCCGCCTCTGCCATCCAGGAGGAGGTGTTGCACGATGAGGACAAAGACATCCTCACCTTCACCATCCACTTCTCCAGCGGCTTCAAGATCCAGGCGCTCAGCTCGCGCCCCTCCAACCTCCGTGGCCGTCAGGGCAACGTGACCATCGACGAGGCGGCCCACCACGATCAGCTTGCCGAGGTGCTCAAGGCCGCGCTCGCCCTGACCATGTGGGGCTCCAAGGTGCGTCTGATCAGCACCCACAATGGGGTGGAAAACCTGTTCAACGAGCTGATCCAGGACAGCCGCGCCGGCAAGAAGCGCTACAGCCTGCATCGTCTCACCCTCGACGATGCCTGCGAGCAAGGGCTGTATCAGCGCATCTGTCAGATACGCGGCAAGCCCTGGAGCGAGGCCGCCGAGGAACAATGGAAGGCCAACCTGCTGGCGGATACCGCCACCCGCGAGGATGCACTCGAGGAGTATTACTGCGTACCCAAGTCCGGCGGTGGTGCCTACCTGTCTCGTGCCATGATCGAGGCGCGCATGGTCGAGGCCCCAGTGATCCGCTTCGAGGGCAGCGCGGAGTTCAACGCCTGGCCGGAGCACCTGCGTGCGGCAGAGGTCAACGATTGGTGCCGACGCGAACTTTTGCCCCTGCTCGAACAGCTCGATCCCACCCTGCAGCACTGTTTTGGCGAGGACTTCGGGCGTAGCGGCGACCTGACGGTGATCGCCCCCATGGCCATTACCCAGCAGCTCCAGCGCGTGGTGCCGTTTCTGGTCGAGTTGCGCAACGTGCCGTTCAAGCAACAGGAGCAGATCCTGTTCTACATCGTCGATCGGCTTCCGCGCATGCGGGCCGGCGCCCTCGACGGACGCGGTAACGGCCAGTACCTGTCCGAACAGGCCGTTGACCGCTATGGCAGCCACGTCGAGGCGGTCATGCTCTCTCAGGGCTGGTATCTCGAGAACATGCCGCCGTTCAAGGCGGCCTTTGAAGACGACATGCTCGCGATCCCGCGCGACAGTGACGTGCTCGACGACCTGCGCGCGCTACAGGTGATCAAGGGCGTTCCCAAGTTGCCCGACACCAAGACCGGCGACAACAAGACCCGCCACGGCGACGCGGCGATTGCCCTGGTATTGGCCTACTACGCCAGCCAAATGGACAACGTCCAGATCGATTTTCGCAGCACCGGCATCCAGCGCACCGGCTACGAGGGTGGCCGCGTAAAGGATGGCGTGGGCTGGGGTGCCGTAGGTGGCACCACTGACATAGGGGGCTTTTGATGGCGACCGAACGGCCAATCAAGAATGAGGTGGCCACCACGCTGGATGGCCGCGACATCACGCGTGGCTACGTCTCGCCGCTGCAGCTGCTGCAGCCCAGCGACACGGTGCTGACAACGCGCGGCGGCGGCGATCTGCGCCTCTACGAGGAGCTGCTGCGCGACGACCAGGTGCAGGCCACCTGGGGGCAACGTCAGTTGGCGGTGGTGTCCGCCGAGTGGGAGGTCGAGCCCGGCGGCCCGCGTCGTCAGGACAAGGCGGCCGCGGACTTCCTGCGCGAGCAGCTGCAGCGCATCCGCTTCGACCGGGCCACCAAGGGCATGCTGTACGGCGTGTTCTACGGCTACGCCGTGGCCGAATGCATGTGGGGCCGCGATGGCCAGCGCGTCACGCTGGAGGCCATCAAGGTGCGCAACCGCCGCCGCTTCCGCTTCGACGGCGCTGGCCGGCTGCGCATGCTGACGTTCAGCAATCCCGATGGCGAGCTGCTGCCCGATCGCAAGTTCTGGCACTTCTCGACCGGCGCCGATCACGATGACGAGCCGTATGGCCAGGGCCTGGGGCATTGGCTGTACTGGCCGGTGTTCTTTAAGCGCAACGGATTGAGGCTGTGGCTGGTGTTCCTGGACAAATTCGGCCAGCCCACCGCCAAGGGCACCTTCCCGAAGTCGGCCAGCGAGCCCGAGAAGACCAAGCTGCTGCAGGCCCTGCAGGCGATCCATAGCGATTCCGGCGTGGCCGTGCCCGAGGGCATGCAGATCGAGCTGATCGAGGCCGCGCGCAGCGGTACCGCCGACTACACCAGCCTGTACGACCGCATGGACCGCGCCATCGCCAAGGTGATCCTGGGGCATACCGGCTCCAGCGAGAGCGCGCCGGGCCGGCTGGGCGGCGAGGACATGGCCGGCGACGTGCGCGACGACATCACCAAGTCCGACGCCGACGTGGTGTGCGAGAGCTTCAACCAGAGCGTGGCCAAGTGGCTGACCGAATGGAACTTCCCCAACGCCGCGCCGCCGCGCGTGTGGCGCAAGATGGAACAGCCCGAAGACCTCAACAAGCTGGCCGAGCGCGACGAGCGCGTGTCGCGCCTGGGCTACCGACCCAGCCTGCGCTACGTCCAGGAGCACTATGGCGACGGCTGGGAGGTCGACAACCGGCCGCCACCGCCCCCGGCCCTGGGCTTCGCCGAGCGCGACGACGCCAGCGCGCGGCGCCGATCGGACGCCATGGCCGACCGCCTGGAGCGCGAGGCCGAGCCGGCCATGGCGGCGCTCATGGAGCCGGTGCGTCGCCTGGTAGAGAACGCCGGCAGCATGCAGGAGATCCGCGACGGCCTGCTCAACCTCTACGAGGAGATGCCCAGCGAGCAACTGGCCCAGGTGATGCAGAAGGCCATCGCCGCCGCCGAGCTGTCCGGTCGGGCTGATGTCAGCGAGGGCGAGTGATGTCGGTCGAGTACAAGGATCTGCCGTTCGAGGAGGCGATCGCCTTCTTTCGCAACAAGGTCAACATGCCCAGCGAGCGCTGGACCGACGTGTGGAAGCAGGCACACGACAGCGCCTTCATGGTGGCCGGGGCGGCCAAGGCCGACCTGCTCAACGACCTGCGCAACGCCGTCGACGAAGCGATCAGCCAGGGCACCACGCTGGCCACCTTCCGCGAACGCTTCGACGACACCGTGGAGCGCACCGGATGGGACTATCGCGGCGGTCGCGGCTGGCGTACGCGGGTGATCTACGAGACCAACCTGCGCACCGCCTACGCCGCCGGGCGTCATGCCCAGCTCACCGACCCCGACCTGCTCAAGGTGCGCCCGTACTGGCGCTACCTGCACGGCGGCAGTGCCGACCCACGCCCCGAGCACCTGAGCTGGGACGGCATGGTGCTGCCCGCCGATGACCCCTGGTGGAACGAGCATTTCCCGCCCAACGGCTGGGGCTGCAACTGCAAGGTGGTGGCGGTGGGGCCGGCCGACCTGAAGCGCCTGGGCAAGGATGGCCCCGACACCGCGCCCAGCGTGCAGCGAGAGACCTGGCAAGATCCGACCGGGGCACGCCAGGAAGACGTGCCGGAGGGCGTCGACCCCGGCTGGAACTACCCGCCCGGTCGCAGCGTGGCGGCACGGACCCGCGAGACGGTGCGGCGCAAGCGGGACAAGCTGCCCGAGGTGCTGGGCGCGGCGATGACGGCCGAGATCCAGCGCCGCCTGCGCGAAACCCCCGACGACCTGGACTGACTGGAGCGAGACCATGGCCGGTATCGAGATGCGACACGAGATCCGCGACGAGCAGGTGGCCGAGATGCTGGGCCGCATGCGGCGCAACGTCGAGAACCTGCGCCCGGCGCTGCTGGAGATCGGCGAGCACCTGCAGGGCTCGGTGGAGGAGCGCTTTCGCACCGAGACCGATCCCGAGGGGCGCCCCTGGGAGCCGTTGTCCGAGTTCACCAAGGAGAACAAGCGCACCGACCAAATCCTGACCGAGAGCGGCGGTGCCGGCCTGCGGGGTTCGATCCACTACCGCGCGGGGCGCGACTTCCTGGAGCAGGGCACCAACAAGATCTATGCCGCCATCCACCAATTGGGTGGCACCATCAAGGCCAAGGGGGGCGGTGCGCTGGCCATCGGCCGCCCCGGCGGCGCCTTCGCCCTGGTCAAGCAAGTGACCATGCCCGCACGTCCCTACCTGGGGCTATCCGACAGCGATCGCCAGGTGATCGACGAGATCCTGATGCGCCATGCTCTGCCGCCCGAGGCATGAAAGTCCTAAACCAAGTGGCTTGCTTTCATGTTGGCATATGGCTAAAGTTTGGGCAGAGGCGTAGCAACCTCTTACAGGCGGGTAGCACCGCCACCGTTATGGCGGTATTTTTGTGCCCGAAATCCGGATTATGCCGGGTGGCCAGTGAATACAAGACCCTTCGGGGAAATATCTGGG